GTAGTCCAGAGTTGGCACTTAAGTTTCTGGAAAGAAAAAGAAAAGAAGAGTTTAGTACACGAAATGAACTCACCGGAGAAAACGGCAAGCCAATGACAAATGAAATCAAGATAACTTTTCAAGATTTTTCAGATGAATCTAAATCCGAGTAAATTATATAAGCCGTTGTTTCTTGAAAAGCCGAGATATTTTATATTTATGGGCGGCCGCGCGTCAGGTAGAAGTTATGCCGCATCTCAATTCGCTCTTTTTAAATTAATTACTCCCGGATATTTTAGATGTGCGATTATGCGTTTTATTTTGGGGGATATCCGCAATTCGATATATCAAGAAATTAAGGATCGCATTGATGACCAAGGATTGGAAAAGCATATTGGAATAAGGGAGAATATGCTGGAGTTTACGTATGGCCAAAATAAAATCAATGGAATGGGGTTCCGGAAGTCATCATCAGATCAAAAAGCCAAGCTAAAGTCGCTGGCAAGTTATAATTATGTTATAATCGAAGAAGCAGATGAGACGGCCGAGGAAGATTTCCATCAACTAGACGATTCTCTCAGAACAATCAAGTCAGATATTACGATCATATTACTATTGAACGCTCCTGATAAGAATCACTGGATAATCAAGCGCTGGTTTAATTTAATGCCTTGTGATATTGATGGATATTACCGGCCCGAACTGAAACAAGGCGAAAAGGACACAATTTTTATTGGGGGAACATACTTGGATAATATTCAAAATCTAAATCAAAAGACAATTGACAACTACGAGCGATATAAAACAAAGAACCCGGACCATTACAACAATATGATTCAGGGATTGATAAGTGAGGGCGCGCGCGGTAGAATTTACAAAGATTGGAAAATTATATCAGATAAACAATTCGAAGAATTGCCTTATGATAGTTATTTTGGATTAGATTTTGGGTTTACAAATGATCCAGCCGCGCTGGTTGAAATAAAAGAACACAATAATAATGTCTGGTGCAGAGAGTTGCTGTATGAGGTTGGATTGACGAATGTTGGCAACAAGGGGAACTCGCTGTCGGAGCGATTTGAGGCGTTGGGATTGAAAAAAGAAACTGCGATTATATATGCCGATGGTGCAGAGCCAAAGTCAATCGCGGAGCTAAGGAATGATGACTGGAATGTTATTGCAGCGCCAAAGGGTGCGGACAGTATAAAATATGGAATTGATTTGTTGATAAGCAAGGATGTATACTATACCGAATCAAGCATGAACATCGACCACGAAAATCACGAGTATAAATGGGCTTTGGATAAAAATAAAGAGCCAACTAATAAGCCGATAGATTCTAATAACCACCTAAAAGATGCTATACGCTATGGCAAAGTCGGAAATGATAACCAGGATTTTATTGGATTTGCTTAATTATAAAATATGCAAAACGAAAAACTAATACAAAAATTAAAAGAAGTCGCAGAGCGTATCAAGTATGGGAATGCAACCATTGAATTTACTTTTAGTCGTGGTGAAATTGTGAAAGCAATAATAAAAGAAACACAAGAATCATGCTTATTTGACAAGTAGTCAATAAATGTGATATAATTGTAGTACAATATATACTTTATCGGACATACCGAAAGAAGAACAAAAACTAATCTTTTTTCGGCTTTTTTTATGTTCAAAAACATTCAAGCAAGAGTTAAAAACTTCTTTGATGCAAGCGACCCTTTTTCAAGCATCTCAATATTGCCTTTTTCAAAATATAAAAAAAACTACTCGCCATCTGATTTTATCAATGCCTACGGAATTTCTCTTTACACAAACCGCGCCCTAAACAAGCGCGCTGAAAAGGTTGGACAGGTTCAATTTGTTTTGAAGAGAGGTGACAAGGTTATTGAAAGTCATGACATATTAGATTTATTGTCAAAACCGAACAAGGTATTTAGTGGAACGGAGTTTTGGGGCCTTTATCAAAAATACATGGATATTTTTGGCGAGGTTTATATCCTCATTGACTCTGAATCAATGATGGGAGGTAAAAAGAAGATAGGAGACTTGACTATTCTAAGAAGCGATATGGTTAAGCCATATTTTGATACAACGACTGGAGAATTGACAAAAATTGAATATAGGACTGCAACAGGAGACAATATATACACAGCGGATCAGGTATTATATAAACATAATCCAGACCCAGCAAACCCGCTTAGGGGAGAATCCCTGTTGCAGTCAGGTATTCGACAAATAGAAACTTCAACACAAATTGATGAATATCACTCTAAAATTCTGGAGAATGGTGGGCGTGTTGAGGGTGTTTTTAACTTTAAAACAGGAGCGCTCACAAAAACACAACTAGCAGAACTTAAGGACAAATATCAAGAAGAATATGGGAATGCAAGCAAAGCAGGATTGCCGATGTTTTTGGCCGGCGATGCGAGTTATGAAAGGCTCGGACTTAATCCGGCCGAATTGGCGTACCTGGAAACTAAAAAGACAACGATGAATGATATTTCAATCTTGACCGGAGTTCCTATTGCAATTCTAGGCGTGACAAGCGACCAAACATTCTCGAATGCAGATGCTTCGATAAGAGTATTTTTATCCGAAACAATAAATCCGCTTCTCGGGTCTTTGGTTAACTTTTTAAATGAATCACTGATTGAGGCTGGACTTGAGCTTTCATATGTTGATCCTACCCCAGAAAATAAAGAAGATAAGAGGCTAGATATTAAGACTGCAAGCGATATATATGCGATGACTACGAATGAGAAGCGAGAAGCATTAGGTCTTTCTCCGATTAATGGTGGTGATAGTATTCTTGTTCCTATGAATTTAATGCCGATGTCAACCTCGGAATCAAAACCACAAGAAGCACCAGCACCAGAAAAAGCGAAATCTTGTTGTGCTAAGGTAAATGAGGAAGTCGCAAGACATCCTCTACGTGATCCGGAGGTCCGGAAGATGTATCACGCTCTCTCAATGAAAAGATTGGACAGAAGGCAGAATTTGATGGAAGAAGTGATAAAAGGATACTTTCAAGACCAAAAGGACAGAATAGTCGAAAAATTAAGCTCACAGAAGCACTTCAGACAAAAAGACCTGCTTACAGAGATATTCTACACCACTATGGAGCTAAAACTAGCTAAGGAGGCAGTTTTGCCAATCCTGCGTCAACTCATGGAAGAGGCAGCGGAAGATTCAAAGCAAATAGCCGGTTCAGATTGGGATTTTGAAAGTACACCTGAAATACAAGGATGGCTCGATAAAAAGACGTCTATATTTGCAGAACAGATAAACGATACAACTTTTAAAAAACTTGTGGAGCAATTTAATGAAAGTTTGAATATGGGAGAGAGTAGATTAGAACTCATAAAAAGAATTGAAGACACTTATGGAGATATAACAAAATCAAGAGCGGCAACGATAGCAAGGACTGAGGTGCATGGTGTTACTCAATATGGAACATTCCAAGGATATAAACAAGCTAGTATGCCAATAAAAATATATGTCTGGGCGCCTGGAGTAATGGGAGGAGTAAGGGATAATCATCAGGGAATGGATGGAGAAGAAAAGCCAATCGGATCAGCATTTAGTAATGGATTGATGTTTCCGGGAGATCCAAATGGTGGTGCAGCAGAAACGATAAATTGTCAATGTTTTCACTAATAATAATATAAACTATGAAAAGAAAATTCTACCAGATAACAAATAAATCTTTCGATGAGTTGGGTGTTAAAACACACCAAGAGCTTTGGTCGAAAGTAAAAGGAGAACACACTGGACTTTGCGCGTGTGTTGATACTGCTTTCACAAAATCAGCAGACGGAGAAAACAAATTTAATATTGTAATGTCTACCAGCGCAGAAGATAGGCACGGAGATATTGTTGAACAAGATTGGGATTTAAAAAACTTTAAGAAAAACCCTGTTTTCCTTGATTCCCATAATTATAATTCAATTGAACATATTATTGGGAAGATAAATAAGATAAAAATTAAGGATGGACAGTTACAGGGAGAAGTTGAATTTGCCCTTGACAATCCAAAAGGAATGCTTGCCTACAATCTAGCCTCTAAGGGATTTTTAAATGCAACATCAGTCGGTTTTATTCCGCTTGAGTTTAGTCAAGAAGGTAAAATATTGAAGTCTGAATTATTAGAAGATTCAGCAGTTTCTATCCCTGCTAATCAAGAAGCATTGTTTGAAAAGAAATCAGTTGAAAAAGAAGAGGTGGAAGAAGATGTGAAAGAAGAGGTGAAGATTGTTGAGCCAAAAAGACATCTTAAAATTGAGGCATTAAAAAGATTGGCAGAAAAAGAAGAATTAAAGAGAAAAGAAATATTTAAAGAAGTGCTTGCTGTCACACAGCGGTTGTCTAAAGGCGAGGTCGACGTACAAAAAAGACGACAAATGGCAAATCGAATAATTAAACAATTAATAAAGATTAAGTAATATGGATTTTTTGAAAAAATTAAAAGCTTTGATCGCCAAAGGTTTCGCAACATCTGCTGAAAAAGCACTTGTTAAAAAAGAACTTGAAGCACAAAGCGATGAAGTAAAAGAAGTCGCTGAAGAACTTGCTGGACAAGTTGAAGCACTTCCTGAAGTTGATCCTGAAGAGGAAAAGACNGAGGNAGAAGTTGAAAAAGCTATNAAGAGNATTATGAGCAAAGAAAANGGAGCAATCCTTGNNGANGTTCAGAAGATTCTTGATGAGCATAAGAGTAAAGCAAAAAGAGAAGTTGGTGTTTATTCTGTTGAAGCTAAAAAAGACGCTAAAAGAAAAGCTCTTAATAACTTCCTCAGAGAAGGAATGCTATCAGTGATCAATGGTGCAGAAAGTAAAGAATTCGCACTTGCTAAGAAAGAAATGACAACTGACAGCAGTGCAAGTCCTTATTCTGGATATATCACAGATGAATTTTTGTCTGCTGAAATCCGTCACTTGATGACAGAGTATGGTGTTGCTGCAAGAGAATTTACAACTGTAAGTTTTATGAATTCTGCTTATAATGCTAATAACCTTGCAACAGATGTTTCAGTATTTTGGGTTGATGAAGCTGGTTCTATTAAGTCAACTCAAGCAGTGCTTGGACAGGAGAAGTTGGAGCTTAAGAAATTGGCTACAATAATAACCCTTACAAGAGAATTGCTACAAGAACAGGAGATTGACTTTGTTTCTTTCCTTGGTTCTCGTGTTGCTGANGCTTTTGCTAAANCTGAAGATGAGGCGTTTTTCAAAGGCGATGGAACTTCAGCTTATGGTTCNTTTACCGGNCTNCTTNAAAATGCAAATGTTAACGAGGTAAGNATGAGTTCTGGAAATACAGCTTTCGCAAGTATAGAAGCTGAAGATTTTATTGATATGATAGATGCAACTCCACAGGGAGCTTTAGCTAACGCTAAATTCTACATGCACCGATCAATCTTGAATCTTGTTAGGAAGTTGAGAGAAGATGCAGTGACTGCTGGAGATGGAAAGGGAGCATTTATCTATCAAATGCCTGCAGATGGAAGACAAGGAAATATATGGGGATATCCAGTTGTTGAGGTTGAGGCTATGCCTACTAAGCTTGACACTGCTGTAGCTACTTCATTCGTTTTGTTTGGAGATTTAAGAAAGGCTACTATTAGAGGAATAAGAGGTGGAATCAGTGTTGATAAATTCAATTCTGGTACAGTTAGAAACGTTGCTGATTCAGCTGATATCAATTTGATCACAACTGACAGGGAAGCTGTTAGATGGGTGACTCAAGTTGGTTATATTGCAATCGTTCCTAAAGCAGTAACTAAATTGACAACTGCTGCAGCCTCAGCGTAAGTAAGTTAAAAATTTAATAGATTAGTTAGGGTGGCTTGAAAAATAGCCATCCAATAGTAATTTATTAAAAAAACCATATGAAAAAAATATACAAGAATAAAAAGACTGGACAATTTATTATTACTAGCGAAAGTCTTGATGAGGTTGATTATGAGTTTGTTAAAAATCAAGGTGAGATGAAGATTAAGGATGGCCAAATGTCTAAAAAAAGAATAATCAAAAAATAAAATGTCTGATAAAGCATATACAACTGAAGAAAAATTGGAAGCATATTTGAA